CCCCCGCTTGAATCGGAATACAATCTCAGAGGATTTCTTCTCGTTGTAGGTGCCATGACTGATGAAGCCGGTACGCCGTAGCGTTCTAATGGGGTTCCCGTCATCGGTGTAACAATCGGTCTTAATCTTATAAATGCGGCCGTCTTGCCTATCGCCAACTAGATGGAAGTTCCATCCCTTGGCATAGCAATAGGAATGGCCCCTAAAGGCTTCATACTCAGCGGAAGCGGTATTCCAATAGCCCCACTGCGCCCACCCGCCCGTTTGGTAGTTATAGGCGAGCGTGGTCTTACCATTGGGGAAGCTCGTCACGTAGAGCGGAAAGCCAGCAACCTCAATGTTGTCACTAATGGCATCGGAGACGGTATCAAAGCCCTGAATAACTTTATGATAGGGGAAGCTGATGTGTGTAGGAGTGCGGGAATCCAGCTTCACAAACCGCCGCTTGTTGTCCAGCCACATCCAGTTATTACCAACCTGCCTGAATGTCTGCACCGCTGAACAGCCGGTAGGAATCAGGCCGTTCACCCGCCGCACAAATGGGGTCACGCCGTCGTTGTACCAAATCTCAACTGATTCCTCTCCGACAAGCATGAGCTCTGACCAACCCTCGTAGATACCAAGCAAGTCATCGGGTCTGCCGGCCTTACGAAAGGTGTCAGTGGAGGTCCATGAAGTCATATCGTTCGGATCGGAGAACTGAGCATCTCTCCCGCCTGAAGTCGCAATCAAGTAGCCATCTAGGGTCGCAAGGTGCGTCACCGTAGTAGGGGCTTGGGCATCAGCCATGTTTGCGGTGCTATTGGTGGTAAGTGGGGTGATGTCCGTTTGCAGGATAACCGTTCCATGCGCCACATACAGGTTGCTTCTATCCGTCGCAAACGAAGCCCTGTTAATCGTTGGGGTTGCACCTATTTGTGATGTGTCAGTCATTGTGCCATCACGCTCAATTTTCCACAGTGTCCCACTGTTGTTCACAGCAAGGACAATGTTATTGACCTCATCCCAATAGAGCCCGATGATGGCTGGTAAGGTGGCTGCTAATCCGTCCGTGCCGTAGTCCCCCCACTCCTCAAGCCCTGGCCGCTTCACCGTATGGCCGAGTTCATTTACATAGCCGTCAATGAGGGCAGCAGACACCCCGTCTAGCTCCACTTCATCCACGTTCGCGTATGGGTCTCCCGTTAAGGGTAGTTCCTTCCAGGCCATTAGAAATAGAGAACCTTGTTATGAATGCTAGTCGTCTGTGCTTGCACCGATCTAAAGACCTTTTCGTGCGACTCGTTTCTGAGGCTGCGAAGCAAGTTAACCCGCTCAATAGGGGTGTTATGCCCCGCTGCTAACTCAATGGCGAGCTGTTTCTGAAGGAACAATGACCAGCCTTGTGGCATGTCTGGGTTATCGGCCGCAGCATCGAAGTCATAGAGTGGCCGCTTCAACTGAAGGCGTATGAGTTCAGGAGCCACGTAGCTCGTACCGGATGCCCACACTGATGGACCTGAACCACCTGATTCCCAGTAAAGGAGATAGTTGGCTCCAGTAATCGGCTTATTCTCATCGGCTGCGGTATGCGCCCGAATGCACTTCCAAGCCGCAGCATCGGTCCCAGTCACCACTGACTGAGTATTGACGCTCGAGAGCATCGGCACCACATACAGCGACTTGCTAGAAACTGTGGTGTTCTCCGTCAGGTAGACGTAGCGCGGGTCGCCAGTCTCCGTCTTGTTCTCCAGCATTTCATACTGTTCAGTCGTCAGCACATCCAACGGTTCGTCGTTGCCAGAGGTGTTCCGATAGCTGGCACTCACAATGCTCAAGGCGCTGCTGGAGAGCCCGTTGCTTGTGGTATAGACGAAGGTATTAGCCACAAGCGTAATGCTGCTCAGGCTAATGGCCCACAGGTGTTTGCCGGCCAAGTCATGCTCACGGATGATGAGGTTGAGCTTTTTAATCCCTGTGTTCAGCAAGTCTGCTGAGAGCGTTTCACCTTCGGCTAGTACGCCTAAGTCCTTATAGGCCAGGTCAATCAGCTCGTTTCGACTGACGTTGAAGTTATTGGTAGGCATTAGATGAGCCCCACAATCTTGGTCGCAGTGGTTCCGGTGCTGTGAATCTTCTTAATGTAGATGGGGAGCACGCTTCCTGCCGGCACCGATTCAAAGGTTACGGTAGAGCCATCGAACATCGTCACTTTCAAATCGCCAGTCCCGCCGACATACACCCCGCGCATCCAATACTGAAGATCCTCATTATCGGAAGGGGTCACGGCTTTTGCGCCCCAGCTTGGCCCCTTGCTATCGCGTGAATGGAATGGTCCTGCACCCATAGTGGTTAGAGTCCTATGTAAAGGCCAATTCTAGAGAGTTGCCGCTGTGCTGGTGGGAGCGAAACGACCACGACTCCCCCGCTAACGCTTCCTTCTCCTGCCATCTCCGAGAATCCTGCTGCGAAGCTACCGACCACAACCCATCGCACGGTGCCAACGCCAGCCATTTGCGCTGAGTCTGATGCAAAGTCCCCAGTTCCGGTAATTGGGAGTGGGGCTTGCACATCCTGCACAGTCCCAGTGCCGTCCATTGAAGCCGATTGACTAACGAAGGCCCCTTGTCCCACCCACCGGACCGTGCCAACACCGGCCATGCTTGCCGCTTGCGCGGTGAACGCTCCTGTTCCGGTAATGGCTTGGACTGGTTCTGTGTACGTAACCTGGAGATGCGCCGAACTGAAGGCGACAGTTGGAGACGCATCAGTGACACGCACCCCAAAAGCAGTGAGTGCATTCGTCCCGCTTCCGTTGACTTCATCAACGGTCCAGGCTGCACCTGACTTGGGGTTCGTCGCGTAATTGTCGGTACGTAGGGCAACGTTCGCGTTCCCGTTGCCAGGGTTATGGGTCGCGCTACTATTGCGGTTGGTTGTGTCATTGCACCGAAGTAGACTCCCGGCAACTGAGCCCTGAGAGCCGTTCTTGAAATCGTAATAGAGAACTTGAACGCTGATGCTGGTTGAGTTGGCCGGGACATCAAAGGCGCTAAATCCCATGACCAGTGCGCCAGCCCCTGAACAGGTCGTAACATCAGCCGCAGGATTGGTACTGTCTGGGTGGTCGTCAAGCAGCAAATGCCTGGACGTACCAGACCATGTGCCGGTGACTGCCACTTCGCTGGTTGGATTCCGTGTCTTTGTCGCCACATTAGGCTGGTGCGGTGTAGGTTAAGCTGCTTATAGAGACTTCCTGCCCTGCCGAGACTGACACGCTCCCCAATTCAATATCCCCGCCGCCTCCCGTCGCCGTGACTGAACCAGACCAAACTTCCGTTCCGGTTGAATCTTTAATCCTGACCTTGGCAATGGTCCCGCCTGTGGCGCTGGAATCAGCGGTAATGGCTGAAGCCGTTGCGACACCATTGGCCGCATTCCCAAATGCAGGGTCAGAGAAGGTACAGGTAGCGACCTCCACATCTCCAGAGGTTTGAAACTCGAGTGTGCCGGCTCCCGCCCCTGCGTCTACCCGATCCACCACGGCATCGGCCATTGCGTTTCTTGTGTTTGTCGTATGAACTACCGCCATGTGAGTAACCTCCACATCCGTACATACCAGGGCGCACTGTCAGTGCCTTGCATCGTGGCCCCTGGACGAACCCAGACCGCCCGACCATCTTTCACCCACTGTTCAACGAAGGCCGCTAACGGACCCGATTCATTCCGTATCGTGTAGGTCATGCCTTCGCAGTACACACTTTTCAATTCAGGTTCCGTAAACGTCTTGAGGCATTTGAATGAACGCATTAGTGTAGACACTCCACAATTCGTTTGAGGCCAGAGCCAGTGGTCTTGAGTGAGGTACAGGCCAATCCAGTAATCTCAATCTTATTGGCGTCTAGCTGCTTGGCCGTGATGTTATTGACTGAGACAGGGCTTTCCAGGGCCTTGACCCTCATATCCAATGCCGCTACTACGTCCTGCCAGCCAGTATCCACATCGGCAAAGAACCGCGCCACATTGGACGATGGCCCACCGTTCGGCACCGTCAGCTTGTAATAGCCAAACTGAGTAATTGAATGGCTTGGTGGATAGGCTGGAATCTCTTTCAGGACCGTGAATGGTCCCGCCTCAGTCGCGCTATATTGCAAGAGCAGAAACCCATCAGCCGTAGGGTCCCAAATGAGAGAAGCCGCTTGAACTGGGGCAGAAAACAACAGCAGGAAAAATAGAATGAGCATTAGAACCCCACTCCAGCCGACATTGAAGAAATAGTGACGCACGCCCCACCGCTAGGTGTGTACGAATCCATCGCAATGTCAGTTTGGTGATATTCCTTGAAGCAATAGGTTCGGCCGGCTGTCACGCTTGACGCGAACCTGATGATGCTACGCCGCACAAAAGACGCATCCTGGCCGATATCAA